TGATCAAACAGCTTTTTCTTCAGATTAAAGATTTTTGCTTTGCCATCAGCAGGGTCAATACACTGGACTGAATAAGACCAAGTTGCTTTAATATCGGGATATTGCTCCCTTACCCAGTCTTTTTCTGCGTTTGCCCAAGACTCAGTATTTCTATCGAAAGACAAGCACTCGATAGGAATATTTTTGTCGTTGGTTCCTTTTATCCAGTAGAGGTATCGAGGAAGAAGTTCCCCAAAGAAACGGACAACATTGTCGCCCATCTTAATTTCGTATTGATCTAACTGCTTCTTTTGAGCAGAACCTTTGGAATCAGTAAATTTCATATAAGTATCCTTTAATGAGTAGTTTCTTCCCACTTAAAATAGATTTCTCCATTATGAACAGAAAGTAACTTGTTGTTGTGAAGTTCCCCTGTATCAACGGGACAGTCCCGTTCAGACAAGGTTTTGCGTTTTGTGACTATATATTCGGAAAGGCTTCTGAAACTTGCTAAGGCCACATACTCAGCTATCTCATTATCTTCGTAAAGATGTCTATTCTCGAATATTGCGTTCGGATTGAGTAAGAATGAATCTCCATCCCAATCAATCAATCCTAGCCGCTTGGCTAAGAAATCGTAATTATTTTTAGGCACTGGTCTGTGTGTAATGTAGTGTATAATATCTACTACTTTACTAGACTTTCCTTCTGCTGTCGCGTAGACTTTTTGCCAGTTGTACTTTATCATACTATTTTCTGCGAACGAACATATATTATATAACAAAAGACCAAATTATGTCAAGTAATATTTTTCTATACTTTAATTGTATTGACTTTGTAACCTTCCTTGAGGTAGTGTCCCATTCTTAATTGAGCTTGCCTCTCAGCCGTTCTCCCCTTTAGATTTATATCAACAATTACAGGGTCTATCTTTCCTGGATGCTCTCTGACTACACGGCCAATAAGCTGCGTGAGCAGAGGAATGTTACTTACTGGAGCAGCAAGAATCAAGCAGCTTAGTGGATTCACACTTATACCTTCTGAAAAAATACTCTGAGTTCCTAATAGTATTTTTATTTCTCCTGAGTTAATTTTTCCTAAGGGCTTTTCTCTATCTTTTGTTTCACCAGTGATGAGAACGGCTGCTTCTCCAAGAGTTTCTTTTATTCTTTGCAGAAAATATACTCTGTCAGAGAGAAGAAGTACGGAGTGTCCTTTCTTTCTATATACTGCTGCCAGTACGGAGATAAGCTCACCATATGCCTCCTGCTTGACAAGATCATTTACTCGAAGAGCCCAAGGCGTCTTTCCTCCATCCATAAAACGAATGTCAGACTGAATCACATCCACACTAGGTTTCATGTAGTTTTCCGCCGGAGGTCGGAAAATCTTGTTGCCAAAGTAATCTTGAAGTATTACGTGTTTTCCGTCTTTTCTTTCTAAAGTACCTGATAGTCCTATCTTATACTTCGCATAGCTACTATCAACTAGTCTATTGAAAGTATTTGCAGGTATGTGATGGCACTCGTCTACTATAAGAGTACCAAACTCTTTTGAAAGATTATCTTTTACTTTATATAAAGACTGAGTATTTCCTATAACTATAGGAGCATTTATCTCATATCTGCCACTACCAATAATTCCAGGTTTTATACCATATACTTTTTCTACTTCTTTTGCCCACTGGTCTCTCAAAGCAATTGTATGAACAATAACTAGAGTCTTTTGGCCAAGTTTGCCTGCAATAGCTAAACCTGAAAAAGTTTTACCCCAAGACACGTTTGCATTAATAATACAATTCCCATCTACTTGGTCATATATTTCTTGCTGTGCGGGTCTTAGAGTAAACTTAAATTCTGGAAACTCTACAGGTATATCTTGACGTTTATCTTTTATTTCTGCCTCTTTTGGTATGAGGTCAGTCCTGCCCACAGGAATAGAACAAACAGCGCCTGTAATCTTTCTAAGATTCTTAATTATAGTAGGCGGCTTATCCTCTCGATAACTCTCGATTCTATAAGTAAGAGCCTTCTCCAGCTTTACTAATAAATCCGGATCAGGGTCTAAGTATATTCTATTCGATATTACGGCTTTCATAATACTCTAGTAGTTTGCTTTCTAGCTCTGCTTGTTTCTTGTGAAATTCTTTAGATGCCTCAATACTTAGTCTGGCGTTCTCTTCAAGAAGTTGCGCGAGCTTATCCACTCTCTTTTCTAATTCTTCTAGTCTTTTAATACTTTTGAATAATTTTAACATATTTGCAACTTATGTTTAGCTATTAAGTAGTTTTTTACTAAATCGCTCCTTACTATATCCTGCAGCCCAAATTCAATAAAATCAAAGTCATTCGGCATAGATTCCAATACTTTCATAAAGTTTCCGATTCCAGATTTATTACCTAAGTCAGATTGTAGAAAATCCCCACAAAAAATAATTCTACAGTTATTGCCAAATCGAGTAATGATACTATCAAGCTCATGAAACGTCATATTTTGACATTCATCTACAATAATAACTTCATCCTCTATGGTGTCCCCTCGAATATGAGAGGTGGTTCTAAATCTTATAGCTCCCTTCATTTTTAACTGCTCGTAAGGGTCGTCTCCCCTATCAAACAGTTGCTTACAGATTCCTGCATATGGAATCTCGTAGACCTTAGCTTTTTCATCCTCTGTGCCAGGTAAAAATCCTATTTCTCTTGTAGGTACGGCACTTCTTATAATAGTTACTTTACCGTATTCTTTTTTGAATAGATGGTCTAAAGCGAGATACATGGAAATAAAAGTTTTCCCTGTTCCAGCACAACCATGTAATAGTAGATTTTTCTCTGATTCAAACACTCTTACTTGTGTTTTTGTTATTGGTTCAATTTCTTGAAGTATGAAATTGAGCTTACTTAAAGGATCTTGCCTCTTTCGAGCCATCTATATCTTCCTTTTGAACGTAGCTGCTTCTTTTTCGCTTACGCTAAGCAGCTTCCAGGGCAGTCCATCTAACATAAGAATTTGTGCCCATTCCTCGGCATGAGGATAGTAGTCCATAGAAAAAGAACAATTTATGCCTTTTGCTAATATGACTGTGTGTGTTCCTTTAGAAATCTTACGAGTAATTTTTCTGGATTCCACACTGCAAATTTTTGTTTTAATATAAGAAAAGCAAAACCCTTTACTATCTATAAACTTTGTTGATTTACAGTTTATAAGTCCAATAAAGCTCAGTATTGCTTTTCCTATATTAGCAGTGAGGTGAGGAGTCTGCAACCTCCTCGTTCCCAAACTATTTCCAGCCTGATTAGTATCATCGAGTACCTTTCCATTCAGAAAAAGTAGTCCGTCCTCAAAGTATACGTTCTCACTGCTTAAAATGTATACTGGAAAACGGACTCGACGATGTACTTGCAGATAATCGAACTCTGGAAACATCTCTAGCCGTATACTTTCTCAAACTTACCCATTGAGTAGTCATCACCAATCTCGAAGTCACAACCAACAGGACTACCTGGAATATAAATTCCACGGTCACGTTGAATGCACTCGCGAAGAATATCTGAGTATTCTTCTACATCATCGAGAGCGACATCAGCTAGTACGGAGTCGTGTACTAGAGCGAATATATTAGCATCGAGTCCTCGATTTTTTACTATTTGATTCGCCTCTGTAGCTCCTAGAAGATTAATATCTGAAGCGGCAGACTGAACGAGAAAGTTGAGACCGCTGCGTATAGCATGGCTCTTCGTAGCCCGATCTTCTGACTTCGCATCAGGCAATCGACGCTTACGGCCAAAGAAAGAGTACAAGTGACCATTTACTTCAATCAACTTTTTCTGCTTGTTAATCCATTCTTCTAGCTTCCAGAATGAATTGAAGTATTCTTTGATCACTTGCTTTGCTTCTTCTACACTTAACTTGCCACCGTCTTTTGTTACTTGCTCACTAATCTTCTGCGGGCCAGCACCATACATGATACCAAAAGTAACAGCTTTTGCAGCCTGACGATAGCCACTATATAATTCTGCAACATCCTCTACTGGGCAGTCCAGACGAAATACCTTGTGTGCAATAGTAGAGTGAAAGTTGCCTCCCTGACGAAACACGTCTTGTAGCTCCAAGTCATCAGACAAAACGGCTGCCACATATACTTCGGCAGTTGTTAAGTCCATCGCAACAATTTTACGACCTTCAGGGGCACGAATACAGCCTTTCACGATAGGATCATCGCGAGGAATCTGCTGCATATTCAACTTACCACTAGAAGAAAGACGACCGCTAGTAGTACCATGAAGGTTAAAATTAGTACGGAGCCTACTGTCTCTATCCAATTGAGGGATAATTTTGTCAAGGTAGGTGTTTTTGATTTTACTTTTCTTTCTGACATTGAGAATCAACTCCGGTATTTCATGCACAAGGGCGAGTTTTTCAAGAACTTCAGCATTTGTAGAATCTGCACCAGTACCGGTTTTAATACCAGTTGGTTCTAGACCTACATAGTCAAACAGCAACTTGCGAAGCTGAATTACGCTGTTGGGATTGAATGGTTTGCCCTGGTCTTGCTCAAACCGTTTTACGTCTGGATGGTTTGAGAGAATCTCTGCTGCTTTATAGATTTCTTCTGCCATAAGAGACTGGCTACGAACCAGCCTGTCTTTGCAGAAGGGAACTCCATTATCCTGTGTATCAATAAGAAACTGACACGCAGGCTTAAGAATATCCTGATAGACACGCATAAGGTTTGGATTACCTTTCTTGAGAGCAGTTTCCATCTTTTCAAACAATAGAAATGTTACTAGAGCATCTATTGCTGCATAGTCCTGCATAACTTCGAATGGAATCCATTCCCAGCGAAAATCATCCTTGAGAATACCGTTGGATTTTTTGTACTTATCAATCCAATCGTACATAGGTTTCTCATAATCTCCATAGTCAGTGTACTTCATAGCCAACTGCTTGAGACCATGTGTGCCAGGACGTTCATCGATAACATAGTGCATCAGCATTGTATCTTCAAACGTAGGAATTTTCAAGTTGAAATGAAACTCGAAGAAAGGAACGTCAAACTTTGCGTTGTGAAATACAGGACGCTTCAGATTGAAGAGTTCCTGAAGTTTTTCTTCTACAGCTTCGTCTATACAATCAGCATTAATATAAACACCACTATCGGGTTCAGCGCTCAAGCTGATACCGAGAATGTGTCCATTACGCGGATAAAGACCGGAGGTTTCTGAGTCGACACCAAAGAAATCATACTTGGAGTCTAGGCATTTTTGAATATAGTCAATTGCTTTCTGTGAATCCTGTATACCATAGATTCTTTCTGGGTCAATCTCAGCTTTTACTTTGTCCCCACTAATATAACCAAGAATGTTATCCAAAGCGTCAGTCCAAGTTTTCTTGGCTTCTGGTTTGAACTTAAGCATTGCAGGGTTAATAGTAGGAAGGAATT